CGTTAAAGGATCCCCCTGTCACCTGGCTGCTATCAAGCATTACCATGACAAGGTCTGGCACACGTCTACGTACAACGTGCACCGCTTCCTCGGTTAAACCCAACATTGGTTCCGAGGATCAAACGTGTCGCGGCTGCTTTCGCAGCGCTTGCGACACAAGAGAGACCATTTCCAATGGTTTGAGACTTATTAGGATTCGCTACCGGATACCCGGGAGCGAACTGCCTGATCTCGAACCTAAGGAATTAAACAAGTATCTCTCTTACCTCCTCCTTCAGGGTAGAAAGCGGGCTTCAGTCATGTTTCCTAGGAAACAGTCTCTTCGCAGAGACGATGACGGCTTTCTTCCCCTGATGCGTATGCTGAAACACGAGAGATGGGAGTTTGCCCATTCCGTCTCATCAATTAAGCGCAGCCTTCCTCAAGGCTGTAGGCAGCCTACACCATCCGCGCGTCCTGCTGGGGAGCAGAACGCGTTCTCAACACCCCCTCCTCCTTCTTCAGATTATCTTCGGTTTGTGAGGTCCGAAGTTTCTAAACTCTTCCCGTATGATTGGGATCGGGACTATGACGATTTTGTTTGGCGTCATGTGCCCAACGCTTCCGCCAGGATGAACAGCCCACGGGCTGACCTCCACTGGTGTGGAAACGGGAAAGAGTTCCGTAGGCAGTGCCTTACAGGCCGATCAGTTCCGATCGATCAGCCTGTCAGGGCCCGGTACAAGGAAGTCATGAGTGCTGGTAAGTGCAGGCCTCTCGTCATTTATGACGAGACCACCGAAGTACTAGCACCCTTGCACAAGTGTCTTGACTCGCATCTTATGCGTCAGTCTTGGCGCCTTGTCGGACCACCTACGGAGAAGAAGATATCATCTGCCTGTGTTTACCCTTGCCAAACCTCGGTTGATTTGGTGAGTGCCACAGACAACCTGTCACTCGATGTGACAGAGGCAATACTTGGCTCTTTGCTTCGGAAGAGTCGTATTCCAGGACCGATTCGCTTACGAGCGTTTCAGTCACTCCGGCCATTGGTTGATTGCGCCGGAGAGGAGAAGGAAGTATCGCACGGACAGATGATGGGGAGCTACCTCTCTTTTCCCCTCCTTTGCCTTCACTCTTATCTGGCAGCGCGTTGGGCGCTGCGCGGAGAAGAAGGCAATGTTCTCGTAAACGGTGATGACACCCTTGTGTCGTCTAACCGTTTTCTCGAAGCTTCAGATTACCCTAGCGGGTACTTGTTAAATGATCTGAAGACTATTCGATCCGGAACCGTAGCTGAGATCAACTCGACCGGGTTCCTAAGAGGAAGAGGGGGCAAGTGGCGTGAGATTCGCAACTTGCGGAGAGGTGGTTTTCAAACCGATTTTGCCGGAATGCAGCACGCCGCTAAGGCGGTCTCCGGCAGCGTCGTTTGGACCGATGCGTTCATTCGGTCTCGAATCGGTAAGAAATGGGGATTTCTTCCCACCCAGCTTCGGTTACATCCGAAGTCCTACGTAGCTTTCGAGCGAGGTAGGTCAATGTGGAACAGGCACTTTACCTGTCTACCGGAGGCACCCAACGTGCCTTCCACATTGCTTCTAGGTGTCCGTAGACGCCTAGATCCCGATGAGCGAGTAGCTCTGTTCCTGCACCAGTGGGCTACAGGTCGGGAGGGTGGGAAGAAGAGAGACGTATTTAACCCGTCGGTGGGTTCGATACGTCGGACCTACGCGTACAGGGCTGTGAAGCCCTGGTCCCGGCTGACTTTCCTTGGAAAGCTGGCGGCTCTTAAAGTGGAGCCGGCGCGTAGGGAGGAGGAGCTACGTTTTCTACCAGTAGATTACGTTAGCTTAAGAGAAGATGTCGTCTTGAAGGAGCTTGCCGCTTATGGCTCCTCAGTGTTTGAAGACGATTAACTTGGGGAATGGCCTCTTGGCCAGAAATGGTACGCCTGCGTACCGGTGGGGGTGAGAATGAGAGTGAGGTGGGACCACGCTGAAATGCGTAGGCCTGATCCCCGATTGAAAAGCAGGGCGGAAACTCCCTGCCCAGTAGGAGATCAGCATCCTTTTCCGTACTAACCCGTTCGTCATGACAATGGCGGCACGCTCCTTGCGTTTCAGGAGGCGGTTTGGGATTGGATAGGCATACGTTTGAGTAAGCCCCCCTCTCATTGTCACCAGGGTTTCTGGTTGGCGCAGTCTCGTAGTGGTTAGCGACCACTGGCTGTTAGCTGC